CTTGCGGAGTCCACGAGTTGTGAGACTGTTCCACTAGGCTTAACGCATGTAATAGCAGCAGAACGCTGAATGTCAAGCCGATCAGCCAGTTCATGGTTTGTGACAACAGCCACACTACGAAGGTGTTCAAGAGTTTTAGATAGTCCAGCATTTTTACTTGTCAATAGCGGGTTGTCCATGATACCTGTCAGTGACACACCGAGCAATCGTTCCTCTTCTGTATTGTTTCGCCACACCTTTCGCAGATATGGAAACTTTGTGTAGGTTGACTGGACAGTTCCCAGAATAGTTGCCAACTTGACTTTTCTTTCCAGATCATCGACAGTGTCTGTAGCACGGACGACAACCTCAGTGAGATTGCAGAACTGATATGGTCGAAGGATAATCTCTGAGCAAGGGTTAGTTCCGAAGTCATGTTCAGGATCACGTCTGCCAAACTTCGCAGCCTGTTTCTTAGATGCTTCACGGTTAAATACTCCACGTTCCCCAGAGCCTGATTCCACAAGCGACATCCACTCACGCATAAACGACAGGCTATCTGGTTTTTCTGTGTATGCTACACTGTTGTTAGCCAATGCACGTTGGGCGTTTTGTTCCCACCACTGACCAGACTTAGCATGACGCATACGATCATCTGACAGGTTAGATAGAGAGATCATAGCTGAACGGCGTACACCACCTACAACGACTACCTCGCCGATCTTACACATCAAGTCGTGACATTCGATTGACGATAGCTTACGTCCCTGTGCATCCTTGAAGACCTTGACTGTAAAGTTGAACAGATCAACAAGAGGCGCAGGACCAGAGGCACGTCCACCGAAAGTCTTTAGTCGAGCACCAGCAGGACGTACTTTAGATACGTTCCACTGAGGAATCTCACCTGCCCACAGCAATGCTAGTAGTTGACGGAACGCCTTAGCCCAACCCTCTTTACTATCCTTGACAATGATTGTTGTCTCGCTGTCGAACAGTTCAGGTACCTCAGGTAACTTCGTGATGTACTGACGTTCAACGGAGAACCCAACACCAGTACCACACAACAGAATAAACATTGCTTCATCGAAAGACTTGGGGTCATCGACAGGTAGGTACGAGCAGTTATACCCAGCAGTGTTGTCACGTACTAGGGCTGGACCTGCTGTCATCATTGCTCTCATAGAGGGCATGACTTCCAAGTTCAGGATAGCCTCTTCTAGTTGGTTGACGTAACTGTCGTCGCCCAAGACAGGACGTACCACATTATCCATGTAGCGTCCAACAGTCTCTGACCAAGACTCACGTCCCTTACCATCCACATAACGTGCATAACGTGATGTATGAATGAAAGACTGGTAGTCTGTTGGTAAATAGTTATTCATCTTTTCCTCTTCCTCTCATTGTTTTATCTTCACCTAACCACACTAGGCGGTCAATGTCAGCACGAGAGATTCCTATATCAGTTAACTCTCTATCTGTCAAGGCATTTAGTTCTTTAATTACCTTGCGGTGTGCTCTCCAAGTAGCGACGTAGCGCATGAAACGTACAGGCCAGTTCATCGTTTATCTCCTGATCCTGCAATCTTACCACGACGTTGACGATCACGTAGTTTCTTTAGGTTCTTGATTGCAACGTCCTGCATATCAACATTCAAGTCACGACACAATGCGGCAATGTACCACAGACAATCACCAACCTCATCAGCGATAGCCTCACGATTGAAGACACCATCACGCATGATCTTCTTTACCTTGTTAGCTACCTCACCAGCTTCTGCTGCAAGACCCAACGCAGGGTAGATGATAGCATGTTCCTGTTTGTAGATAGCTGTCTTCGATGCCATCTGTGAGTACTCGTTCATACTAATAAACGGTTCGCTGTAGTATTCCCACGCTTCTAAGTCTGTTTCATTAATCATTGTTCCCAACTTTCTATCTCTTCTTCTTCGTTACTCGTATCAATGAAGTTATCAAGGTCAAGCAAACCTTCTTCATGTAGCATCTTGAACACATGATACTTCGTAATGTCTGCGTTTTCTAACACGTAGTCTGTGTCGAAGTCTTCGGCCAGAACTGTTAGTTTATCTTCTACAGTAAGCATTGTCAAGACCTTTTCTCCTTGATCCATGAGAAAGGAATAGTTTCCTTAGCGTACAGGAAGCCGTGCTTCTCACACCAGTCAGCATAGGTTGTCTTAGAACCCTTTAATAACTTGGCGTTAGGATTACTGAATACAAATCTGATGTCATACTCAGGGTGTTGCTCTTTTACCATGAGGTGTTTCATTCTATCTGACGGTAGGAACCGCCCCTTAGTTTCTACTATGATACCATTCGGTAGGATGAAGTCTGGTGTGTACGTCTTGATAGCTGGTTGCCAAGGTATCTTCAGAGTTTCATACTTGAACTTTACCTTGTGTTTCTGTAGAAACTTAGCTGTACGTTTCTCTAAGCCTGATCTGTAACGCACTGTGGTGGCTCCCATAGTTGGTTAGGGTAACGACGTAACCAGAGTAGTCTGGCATTCTCAATGACACGATCCTCTTCACCACCGTACTGGTGGAGACACTCAAGGTAATAGTCCGACTCAGTCTTACACTCAGAGACTATCTTCTCTGCCTTAGCAGGACCAACACCATACAGACCCTTGATGTTATCTGCACGGTCACCTGTGAGTATCTGCTTGTAGAAGAACTTCATACCATCGTCTTCTGACACAACTCTGTGCTCACCCTTTGTTGGGTTGTAGTGACGACAAGGAATCTGTAGCATGTCCTTGTCAACCGTAACGATGATAGCCTCAGGTCCAATCTCTGTAGCTGCTATGCCGATCAAGTCATCAGCCTCTTCACCCTTAGAGACAACAGCTTCCCATGCTTTGATCATGTGCTTACGGATAGCTTCCAAGTGTTGTGGCTTCTCTACATCCTTACGGTTACCCTTGTATGGGTGTGTCACAGCTAGGTCATAGCGGAAGTTTCCCTTGCCAGTAAGGAACACCTCGTAGTCTTCGACATCATACTCCAAGACACACGCATAGATAGACCACTGGATTAAGTCGTCTACCTTATCTAAGGCATCCTCAACGTCCTGATCCTCACAAGAGAACGCAGCACGGTAAGCAAAGATGTCACCATCAATGAGAATCTTAGGCTTTGTTTGCTTCGTCTTTTTCTCTGGCACGTTGACGTTCCTCTTCTGTCATAGGTGTTATATTAGTTCGATCTAGTTCAACTTCCATACCCTTACGCAACATCTCTACAAAACCGAAATTAAAGATAGCACCGAAGGTTGCGTCATCCATGTCTAGTTTGACAAGTGCCGATCCATCCTCTCGTTCTTCCAAGGCTATAACTTTTATCTCACTCATTGTCCGTATCCTCGTAAGGCTGCCCATGAAGTAGGAAACAGTTCCATCATCTTGTCACTGATATGTGAGGCTACCTCACGTGACTCTGCTTGTGTGTCAGGCATACCACGTAGACGACACATATCTGCAAAGGCATCTAATGAACCTGACCAGTACCACTCTGTCATCATAGACTGAGGCAGGATCATACGTGCTTGTTCTGGGCAGACACCCTTGGCTAACAGATATTTGTAGTCATGCGTAGAGCTTTCTACCATGTTCTTTGCTAGTTCTGGGTCAAGGTCAACAGACCCATAGCTACCCTGCTTCACATTATCAGCACGTCCACGCCACTGATCAGGTACATAGAACTCAGGGTCATCATCAACATAACGACGAGACACTTCGTTCCAGCGTAGGAACTTATGCTTGACTAACTGACGTGCAACAAAGACAGGAGCACGTACATGAAAAGAAGCAAAGCAATGCCCGAAAGGAGAAGTATGCTTATGCCGTGCAAGGTAGTGAATAAGTTTTCCATCAGCCTGAGAAAGGACATTCTTCTCTCCGTTGTGAATCTTAGGTATCCAGTCGGACTTCTTATTGAACGACACACGTGCAGCATTAACAACAGATAGATCGCTACCCATGTGGTCAATGTATGTAACTTCAATCATCTTGTTTCCCCTTGAATCTATGTTTAAAGAACACGATAACATTTATCATGGTGTTGATTGTTACCATTAGTATAATCCACCACTGCCACCATACAAGACCACCAACCTCAAACATTAGTTTAGCTTTTCTTTATCGAAAGTCAACTCGACTAACATAGCTGTGTTCCAGTTCTCTGCCTCTTCTTGTGCTTCCTCTACTGTGTCGAAACATATAGGTTCATCTTGAATTGTGAAAGGATTGTTTCCTGAAACATACATCAAGTCACCGTCTACGTTTATCATCACTGCGTACTTTTTCAATTTACTATCCCATTAAAAAGGACAGGGCCGTGAAGCCCTGCCAAGTTGGAGAGGAGAAACTAGGCTGCTTCAATCTCGTCATCTTCACGTTCAGGGATTGGAACGTGTTCCAGAATTTTGACTGACACAAGACTTGTACGTGAGTATGTCTTGCCATCGCTACCCTGAAAGGTTGTGATCAAGTTTGTCACAGCCGCCATGGAACCGTTACCGATACCACCATTGATGTCTGCATCCCAGACCTGACCGTCAGAGTCAGTAACCTTGGGAGCACCACCTGCCTGTGGAATCTCACGGCCATCCTTTGTCACTACAAGATGCTTACGTTCAAACTTAACAACAAGTTCACCTTCCATCAACCGACGCTGGTTCGGTTTCTTCTGTGTGCCAGCTGACTTTAGTTTGTCATACTCAGTCTTGTCGAGAATTTGATTAACGGTATACGCACCGTTACACTCTTCGTATGCACCCTCATAACCTGTCATGTCACGAGTGTCCTCGAAGATTTTAGCCCACTCGATTGGGGCTGTAGTAGTTACTTCTTTGTATTTAGCCAATGGTAGTCTCCTTTCTTGGCTGCTTCTAAGTTGCATATAGCAACTATTAGGTT